CCATCTGCATGCACTTTCACTTTGATTTGCGTGGACGCGCCACGGCCTCCCATAGGTGGGGTTACGCTGTAAACCCAACGCATTACGCCTCGAAAATTTGTCTCCACGACTTCACGAGCTGATTTTGTTGTGACGGCTAGAGACATCGCCAAAAAACGATCAAACTCGGCTTTACCTTTTGTGAAATCAATTTCAGCTTTCATCGTCCCCCTTACTAATACGGACGGCGGCAAGTAATTCTTCAACGCTAGCCCGCTGCTCGGGGTCTGCGTGCGTCTCTTTTGTCGTCCAAGCACCTTGGCCCCAGACCGCCGCGTGCCAGTATTTTAAGGCTTTGCTCATGGGCATTCGTCGCAAAATGAAATCTTCAGACCATCCAGTTTCGCGGGCCAAAGTGAGCACAAACGATTCAGCCCACCCCGGCCCTACTAGTTTTTTGGTGCTTTAGGGTCAATGTCGTCAGACTTGGGCACAACCGTAACTTGCGCGTCAGCCTGTGCCGATTTTTGAGCTGTTACCCATGCGCCCGCATCTTCCAGCAGGCGAAACGGAAACACCCGCACAAACGCCCTTATAAGCGCCTCAGCGGTGCCATCTCCGATTGTCTGCTCAACGTCCTCGGTCGGTTGCGACGCTAGCCAGATCATGGCAACAATCGTTTCAAGATTAGAAAATCCAGCGGATTCCAACGCCGCCATGCTGATGCAATCTTGCGCGGTGAGGTCGCGCAACGTCAGCGGCCCCAGAGTTGTGGTGGATGTGATAAATGGGTTTTTCATACAAGCTTTGCGGCGTCCTGTTTAAGCCATTCGGGCGAGTGATCGTACACAACCGCCGTTGTCAGCCCCTTGCGCAGCCGGACGCCCGTAGCCATCTCGTGCGCCTGACGTTTCATGTCGCGAGCGTTGTCGCGAAACGCCCGCATTATCGCCACGGGATGCCATTCGTTAGCCTTGCACCACTCCAACGAGTTCCAAGCTTTTTGAAACTCTTCAAATGTCATCGTGCCCGATGGAAACGAAAGCGGTTCGGTACCGTCGTAAACCCAAGTGGCAAAATGTTTCCCATTTTCAATAACTTTTTCAAGCTGCGGAGTGCCAAACGTGCCGCCGAGCGAATGCCAAGCTGCCGCCATGTCTGTATTAGGCGAGCGCCTAACGTCGTCGTGGTCAACAACCACGTGATATGTATGTCCTTGTTTTATCATGATAATTGATAAGCAACCCCGCTGTAATTCCAGCCGGGGAAATCTGTGTTTTTTGTAATTTGCCTTGATGTGTTAATAAATGCTGTTCCAGTAACTCCATACGGTGGTTGAGATGTTAGCCCGGTCAAAAACGGGACGTAATCACCTTTTCCGCTGACAGAAAATCGTTGTGAAACGTAAAGTGTTTTGGCTTTAACAAAATAACCAGATTCGTCTATAATCTGCTTATAATCAGCAATTGATTCAACTTCGGCTGATTCTGCAACGCCTCCATAACTGCCTGCAATGGTAACGCCAAAAATCATTCTAAAAATGTAAATGTTGCCGACGAAAGGCTAAAGTCGTCGTTGGTTTGGCTAATTTTTGCCCCCGTGCAAACAAGTCCACTCCAAATGCCGTTATTGATAACAAACAAATTTACGTCACCTTTGGACTGCACTTGAGTAACTGTTTTTTTGCGTGGCTTTGGATTGATATCCGCAACCGCCCCATCTTCATTTTTTATGATGTTTAACTCTTGCGTAATTTCACGGGAGGATTCTTGCAAATAGCCGCTTGGTGCCGCCACTCCTAAATTTGACGCTCCAAAATTAATGCTCATAATTGTTTGCGCTGTGCGCGGTTAGGTCGCGTACTGATACGAAACGCCCGACGCTTCCCATCCGATAAAATCATCGTTTTTGGAGTTGCGTTTTGCGGAAGTTACAAACGACTTTCCAGTAATGCCAGCAATACCAAGGTTTCCAACGCCTACACTATAAGGATTTGCGCCTTTGCCTCGTGCCGAAAAATCAAAAGATCCATCATAAATGTGAGTTTGAAATTGCGACCCATCACTACCAATAAGGCGTTTAAATTCAGATTTATGTTCAACGTCAACAGATTCAACAACAACTCCAGTTGCCGTTACTAAAGTAATGCCAAAAGTAGCCATAAAATGTTATTCGTGAAGGGTGTACGTTGCTTCGGACATTGAAAAGTCATCGTTAGTCTGACTCATTTTTGAGCTTGTAACCGTTGCTCCAGTAAATTCTCCGGACGTTGGAACTGTTAAAAGTGCTGCGTCAGATTTGGTCTTAACGGTTGTTATCGTTTGCGAACGAGGTTTTTCCTGCGCAATAATTGTTTTTCCAAGATCATTGCGAATTGTAGCAATTTCAATTGTTTTATCTTCGGATGATTCTTGCAGATACCCGCTTGGCGCGGTGACGCCAAATGTTGACGCTCCAAATGTGATGCTCATAAATTTTTAAACAGGTGAGAATCCAACTATGTACTGAAGAGGAGTTTGCCAGTGCCGCTCGGCATGCGCGGAATCGTCTGATACCGCGACAATCCCAGCGAGCTGCACGACGGTTGACGTAATCGAGATTGTGCGCATAAACGAATCCACGGCCGCTACAAACTCAATGTGAGCCGCTGGGGTCGTGTCGTCGGCCTGCGAAACTGCGATGACGGTTAACTGCCCACGTCCAAGCGGCGAGCCCACAACGGAGTCGGAGCGAAGCTGCAACAAAATGGCTGGCGAGGTCACGCGCTCGTTGTCCTGCGGCTCCCCGACGTAGATGTCGGGAAACTCGGCCTTAAGTGCGTCTGCGATTGCTGCCGCTAAAATGCCGCCGATCATCGTGACACGTCCTCCAGATAAATACTCCACGCGGTCGGGTGATCCGCAGTCCGAACAATGCGACGTTCAACGCCACGGATGGTTAGTCGGTCGCCTTTCTGCGGTGTAGGAAAGCCACGTTTTTGCATGTAGATCTCGCAACTAATGTGCGTCTCAAACCCGCCAAAATTAAGGACTTCCGACGTGTTGGTTTCGTTGATAACGCCCTTGTAAGTGTTGCCAAGGTAGTCAAATTCCTCGCCCATGAAGTCGAGACTTTGGGCAAGTGCATTAGCTGCGGTATCAAACCACATTCCCATTATTCGCGTTTCCGTTTTGGCGTAAGTGCCACTGCCTGCGGCTTGTTGCGCTTTTCGCGGTCTGGTTCGGCTAGAATAAACAGCCGAATTAACCCGGCGTCATTGCATGCTTTGTAAAGTTCGACTGCCTCGCCGTAATTATCCGAGGTCAAAATCACTTCGTTGTCGCGGGTGACGATTGTCAGTTTTGCGCTCATAATTGGGGATAGTTCAAAGGGGCGAGGATTATTAAGTCCCCGCCCCGGTTAAGTTTACTGGGAAACGATACGGACGCCCATTTCAGAGCGGCCCTTCTGGATTCCGTAAAGGATGCCAAAGCTGTACACCAATTCTGCCGTGTTAACGTCGTAAAAACGGCGCATTTGTACAGGAAGATTAATGCCGGGAACCACAACGTCAGCGATTTCAGCGCCCATCTGCACAGCGCCGTCGGCATTGACGGAACGACCAGCCATCAGAAGCGCCGACTTGTGAAACGCAAACCCAGCGAGGTATTCGCCGTTTGCGTCTGCAAGCGTGGATTCGTAAACGTCAAACCCAGCAACGCGAGGAATGAAGCCTTCAGCCTTCTGCGCAATGAAGCCTGGGAACTCAGCCGTATTAAGCGACTTGAGCAGGCTAGCAAAATACGCTGGCGAGAGAACCACCGCGCGGCCCTGTTGAGGAGCGCCTTGCGTGTTCAACTGTGCACGAAGGTCGGCAAGGTCGTTACGGTCGAAGTTTGCGGCGGTGCTCGTCAGCGGAGTCGAGGTGAAGTTTGCTGCGGTGATCAAATTCCACAACGCGCCAAACACGCTTTCACCAACGGCTTGCATTGCTGGCTGCACAAACAAATCGTTGAGGTTGATCGAGGACTTGGATCTTTCTAGGTCGGTGAAGCCAAAGACGAACCCGGGGTAACTATCCAGCGTGATGGTCTTTGCAACCGTCTGCACGCCAGTGCGGGAGAACCCAGAGGTCAAATCCTGCGCTGTGACGTTTACGGGGTAGCGGGTTGTGATGGATGCGCCACGGTCAGCGATCTCGGAAGAGAAGTCGTAGGTGATGCCGTTGAGTGGAGCAAAGAGAACTTGCAGCGCAGGAAGCGACTCCTGAGCGATTTGAGCGAGGTTTACACCTGCGATTGTGTTGGACATATAGTGTTAGTTTAGAGTGGTTTAGCTGCGGAGGGTGTCACGATGCTTCGTGTAAAATTCGTTGCGTGATCCGACTGGGAGCGCATTATATTCGGACCAAAGTTCCGTTT